CAATGCAGACACCAGACAAGCCCACCTCAGGCCCAATCGCGCAACCGCGTTTTGAGGTGGGTGCACGGACCCAACTCGCCAGGTCCAACATCCCCTATGACGGAGGTGCTTGCCATGCACCGTTACGCGCCGTCGACTACGCCGACCTTCCAGGAGGGTCGGACTCCACTGGTTAGATTCCAGCGATCGTCTCAAACCAGCAAGTAGACGATCTCACCCACTATTTTCCGCAGGCAAGGTGGGTACCTAGCCTTCCAGGTTAACGTGGCACCACTGCTCAGCGCCGGCTGGGAAAGGATACCGTCCCTGCCGCCTTTTGACCTACACAGGTCCGACGCCGATACAGGTTTAGACTGTGGGCCGTCCTTCTAACAGCACCCACTAAAGGGGGACCACCGCGGCGAGTTCACAGCGTTACTGGTGCACACGGACAGGCTCCACCCGTGGGTGGGTTAACTGTGCCCGTGACTCTGTCAGCAAAGCTATGGTGCAGCACTTTTGATTGAGTCGCTAGGTTCGTCCGACGGACGGTTAGCCCCGTCGGTTGCCGTGAGATGCCGAACACCACGCCTATTTACCACAACCCGTTGTGGGAACAGCGCGGGGTGTCGTTGCGTACCCGGGTATCCTTTGAAGGATGAACTACCCCCGACACACCCAAACTTTGAGCATTGCTAATCGGTTGTCTCACGGGAGGTTGCCGTTTCCAACACTCCCCTAGCGGTGCTAATCTCCCATGCTACTACCATAGGCCGCCCCGTGAACGACGTGCTCCCACCGGCTAAGCATTTCTGCCGCCGGCACCGGTAGTGTGGCAAGGCGATAACAAGATCACACCAAACCCCCAAGTCATGCCCAACGACCACCATTCGGTCTACTAACCGACACGGGTTTCGGGCTGTGGACTGTGGCCATTATACGGGGTTGGGCTACTACGCTCTCTCTAGAGATCTCCATCTGGATAACCCGGCCTGTCCTTTCACCAGCACACCAAACCATGCCTTTAGCTGGGCAGCGCCCACTCCACCTGGGCACACACCGCGAGTCCCTACAAGTGCTTGTCCTTGTAGGCGTCAACCAACCCTGGGCGGGCCGAGAAATGTCCGGTAGTCCACTGAGACTCCTCAGGGCGCCAACCAGACAACGAAAGAGTCTGGAAGGTGAGGGCCCTCTCAATGGAGACCTGCTCATCGGGCGTCACACCGAAAGCACGGGCAAAACTCTCCCTGGCCAATTGACTTGGCTCACGGTAACGGGCTGAAACACGAGCCGCCACATCCACACCGAGCTGCGCATAATCCCTGTAGAGGCTGTCGTCTACAGCTTTTACGCCCTCCGTAGCGCGCACGAGACTTCTGGCCAAGGCCTGTGCCACAGGAACGCCAGAGTTGAGTGCCAGTTCGCACTGGCCAACCCCCCGCAAAAAGCGAGGAGCAAACTGCACATGCTGGAGATGCACGTGACTGGAGGTCATCTGGGAAACGACCTTGACCCAGTCCCTAACCATCGTCCAGTTGCCAGGGCTCAACTCCACCGGTGCACACTGACCAAAACGCACCTCCTCCAAACGGTGCACGGGATGCTCGAGGACCATCTCGTGGCCCGAGAATGAGAGGGCTAGTGGTGCGAAACAACTAACCACCCGTTCCGAAACAGCACGGGGCAGGAAGACTAGAGCGTTGTCGCCGTCTACGAGGATGTCGAACGAAACACCCAAGTGTTTGAGGACGGCCGTAACCACCACAGTCATGATGATGCTGTTGCCCATGCCTGTGTTAAAGTCTCCACTTGCCCTACCACCGGAACGCGAGAATCTAACACCACCAGGCGTAGTCCCCTCATTAACCAACTGCCGGACTAGCAAACGAGCCAGCTCGGGGTCACCACCGTACGCCCCCGCGTAAACGGCATGTTCCTGCTGCAGTTGCCAAACATCAACGTGCGCCTCAAAGGCGCTACCATCCACCTCGAACACGACGCAGTCCGCAAAGTTCAAAAACTTTTTACGGATCAACGCAGCACGCTGCCTCATGTTCAACCCCTTGGCCACAACCCTGGTATTCGATCCCCCGAAGAGCCGTCGCGAAGTGAGGTAACCCCACAACCAGTGTTCGAACGGCTTTAGGTAAGAAGCTAGGTGCAGGTTGTACCTAGGAGATCTTGGGAAGATCATCCTAGGTTTGCCGTACTTTCCTGTCCCAAACTTCTCAGCCTTCAGAAACGCCCCCAGCAACGTGTCCCTCACGGTCACGGGACCCTCCTCACGGAGAGAGCGTTCTGCCTCAAGATACCTAGCGCGCAAAGTCCCACTATAAGATTGCGCGGTTTCCAGGAAGCTCCATCTTGAACCGCTGTACCTTTTGGCCACACCTGCCAGTCTGCGAAACCAACGAAGACAGGGGGCACGGCTCGATACATCGGCTGTGGGGGTGGGAGCCAGAGATCGCTTCAAAAGGGCGACGACCTCGTTGTGGTTGCAATTGGCATGGACTGAAGGGACCCAGGTCCCTTCGATCGGACTCTTCCATGCCGTGTACATACGCCGCTTCTGCTTGAAGTCACAGCCAAGTTCCTGTTTGTAGACGAGCAAGGCATTGTCACGTATTGGCAGGTCAGGGACCCCTTGACAAACGCCCAGCAAACAAACCTGGCTGTCCTAAGCAGAAGCATTCCACCAACTCTCCGACCCGGAGGAAGCTGGTTGGCAACCCTCGAGGATGGCGGTGCCGACTTTTTCCTGTTCGGAAGGGGAAAAAGCCAGAGCGACGGTGGGAGCCAAAAGCTCCGCAGTAACCTCCGTCGGCACACCCTCGGCTTTACACCACTCCTGGCAACGCGTACGCAGGCTCTGAACGAGCGTACCGTTGCGCTTCCGGAAGGTGGCGTAGGTTGCCAGACGGGCGAGAAGTTCGGGCACCAAACGGAACACGGTGCCCTCATGCAGCGCCCACACAAACGCTACATCCCTAAACTTCTCCGACCCAGCTGATTTGACGTTGAGCGTTCCTCCTCCGAAGAACTTCAGTTCACGCCCGCGTGCAGCTACAAAAGCAGACAAGCGAGGGTGTGCAAACTCACGGGAGAGGTCTGGTGTCCACCGTCCCCTGAGCAACGCACCCACGTACCTTGCCTGTTTGTCTGGGTTCAACGACAGAACCCAGCGCGCACGAGCCCGAACCCTGGCACCAGCCGATGCCTCGGCAGCCTTCCTGACTACCGGACCCTCTTTACCTAACTGCTTGCTCAAGGCAGCTTCGGCGGATCCTCTAGGCAGGACCCAATTTACACGCGGGACGGGCTGATCCTCGCATGCTCCGTCTAGAACTGGCGTTTCACGTCGGGGGAAGAAACCGACGCGCATGTGCAGGGGCTTCCAGAACTTGTCCACGAAGGAGAGAGGTCCTGGAGTTTCTCGAGCGGGCACTTCTAACGGCCGTGCCACCTCGCCACCTGTGCGTGTATCATCCGGCAACACACCCAGGCACTCCCTAACAACATGCCCCCTCAACAGTTGCCTGCCAAGGGAGAACCGCTTTGTTCTTATTGTCTGGGGTCCAGGTTTGCACCCTTTCCCACCCGAAGCCGGACAGAGATAATCCCTAGTAACAGGGACGTTCTGCCCAGTGGAGGTCACAATAAAGTCACCAACCACTGGTATCCTACCACCGGCATCAGGCCCGCACTCCGCAACGTAACTAGCTGGAGCAACGGCTTTTGATCTTAATTTGCGGAGAACGGTTCCGCAAATCCGGACTCTAACCGACCCCCCTACTTCCTCAAGATGGGGGGGCAACAAACCGGACCTTGTAGGTGGCCGGGACCCAACGCGGGACGTTTCCATATTGTCATGTGGCAGTTGGTTGCCAGCCCGGACTGCTGCATTACGGTCGAGCTGCCTCGTATAGAAACCGGGAGCCTTAAAACCGAATGTTGCCATTCGATCCAACTTCCAAGCTCACTCACAGGAAGTTTAGTCTGGGACTAACCCGGGTGCCAGAACCGACCAACGTTCTGCCGTAGGGCACTTGCAGTCACTTGACAACTGGTGCTACCTAGTGCGCGGCGCATGCCCTCTAGGTGACTGCAGGGCCAGAGCGTGCCTCTCTG